ATCAATCACTAGCAAATCTATTGGAAGCAACTTTAAATATTCTATCAATCGCACCAATTGAGCTTTCATAGATTCTGATTCCTCTTCATGAGATTCATATGCATCCCAATTGGTAACTCTAGTATGTCCTCTGTTTGCTTTATATTCTGGATATAGATATTTTTTATTGGTAGAATTTCCATGTCCATCGAATACTATTATAACCCTAGTGGGTTTAACAAGATTCATCATATAAGATAGAGATCTTAAGAATCCTGTTAATCCACCAATCGGATTTCCAGATATGTTGATGTGTCTAATTACAGCGAAACATCTTAAAAATGTATTCAATCCGTCAAGAATTAGAACTCTGCTATTTACTGATAAGTCTAATTTCTCGTTTTCAAGAGAATCAAAAATATCTTTGAAATCTTTTTTCATATTATTTTTTTAGTCTTCGTTATCAAAAATGTCTGCCTTAATTGTAGAATCTTCTACTTCTTCAACTACTTCAAATGGTCCAGAACCGAGTACTTGACTCCATTCATCAGCATGTGTAAGTTTATATTTATCTAATTCTTTCTTATCATCAAAGATGAATCCATGCACAGTCATAATAACTTTTGTTACAGCGGTAACTCCAGTTACGTGATTCTTATCACAACTAATTTTTGTTCTTTTTGCAAATTCTACTTCTTTGCCGCCTTTTGTTGCCTTAATCTTATTAGTTCCAGATGAAGCAATATTGCCAAATGTAATTACAAGAGAAGAATCAAAATACATTGTATTTCCGCCTTTATTACACAGCTTTGGTTGACTCATAATAGTCTCAGGTTTTGCTACCCAAACTTTATTGATTGCAACTAAAGTATTTGTATACGGTTGACTTTCTTTTCTGGATAAAATAACTCTTTGATTAATAAAGTTACCAAACTGTTGACTCATTGCTCCTGCATTCCATTCATTATTATTTGTAGATTTTTCTAAACTCATTCTACACGGAATAGATCCAACTGAATCCCAGAAGAAACATAAATCATAAGGTAAATTGCCTCTCTTTTGTTCATCTAAAATATCTGCAATGAATGCACTAACATCTTCAATACAATTTAATTTTTCTCTATCGACGAATATAAAAAATCCATTGTAATCAGATACTACACCATCTTTATCTGCTACTTCATTAAATTCTAATCCCATTTGTCTTGCGTGATCCCAAGACCATTTCATCTCTGTAATAATGAATACTGGTAAAATACCCATTTTTTGTGCTGATACTGCGGCTTCTAAAAGAGCTGTAGTTTTTCCTGTATCCGAGTGTCCTCTTAAAAGAGTGATATGACCAATAGGAATACCAGGAATTTGCAAAGCATCTTGAAATGCTTTTGAAACTGGAATCCATTTTTGATCTTTAAATTTAACTGATGTTGAACTTAAATTTTTAGTCTTTTTAAAACTGTCTAAATTGAAATTCCCCTTTATCGCTTGGGATACGGTCGCATTTACCGACTTTTCTGCTTTTGCCATAAACTTTTTTTAAAAAATCTCCCTCTCGATTAAAAGAGGGAGAAGGTGATAGTTACAAATCTCCAAATAAATCATCGATTTTGTTATCGATATTTGATTTTGAAGTGTTGAGAGTGTACTTGTTTTCCGACGGTTTGTCCCAAGGAAGATCTGTAGGTTCGTCATTTCCAGTTTTTACTTGAACTGAATCTGCATGCTCTTTAATTTCTTCATCTGGATTAAGATGAGTTAGCAAAGCTGCTTTCATTTCTTCGTAAGTGAATCTTTTGAAAAGACCTACTGGATCTGGTTGATTTTCTAACCAGAATTTAACTTTGTCTGCATCTTCAGAAAGAGGAGTGATTTTAGTTCTTACACGAACTGTAGATGTATTATACATCAAGCCAGTTGTTTCTTTTCCAGAGGTTTCAACAGTAATGTCTCTGCCTTGAATTGGATCTGTGTAATCGCCTACATCTTCATCTTCTACTAAAGAAAGCAAATCCATGTAAACTTGTTTACCAAATTCCCATAATCTAACGCCTTTGTCCTCTTCGCCTCTAACGATAACAGGCACAAATACTCTTAATTTTGGCTCTAATTTTTTAGCCAAAGACCAATTTTCTTTTTCGCTTGTTTTTCTTAAACCCTGTGCGAATTCTACAATTGGATCTTTTTCACTAAAACTGATTGGAGATACCATCATTTTGTTTCCAATACCATAGTGAATAAAAATCTCCTTGAAAGGATTTTGCCTTGTGTAGGCTGATGGAACGATTCTAATCGAATGCTTTCCCACGGTAGGTTTCCATATTGTTTGGGAGAAGTCCTTCTTCTGCCCACCTCTTGGGTTTTGCAACGCGGCTAAACGCGATTTTAAACTTGATAAATCCATACTCATAACGTTTTATTTTAAATTTACAAATAACTATTGATATAAAAAAGTTAAACTATGCGGTCGTAACAATTTTATTAATCAATGTGTTTAATCTTCTAAGTTGGGAATCTTGTGTCAATAAGACACTGTTTTGATAATCTTTCCAAGGTATTGGAAATGTAGGATCTAGAACTCCATTATTGATCGATTTGATCAAAATGTTCAACGCATTTATTGTGTAGAGTGTATTACTTTCTTTTTTGCGGTGTAAAAGAATAGTATTAGGCAAGATTCTCACTTGTCTATTTTCAGGTTCTATGTTATATGTACATAGATATTCGTCTGATTCTGGAGATGATAATACAAAGATCTTACCATAAAGAATTTTATACTCTCTAGTAATTTCCGATATTCTGTCTTCTATTTGATCTTTTGAAGAAAAAGTACAAAAGAGTTTATTATTCATGTCTAAGTCTTGTAAATCCGTGATATATTCCATGCGTTACCTTTTATAAATATGATGCTTTTAACTAGAAAGAATAATCTTTCCCATATTTGTGTTTAACAATCATATCGCCTTTTTGCAATATGTTTTTTATGTCTATTAATGTTTGTTTACCGTCTTCTGCTGAGAAATCAAAAAGTTATTAATATAAGTTTTGACTTTTTGTCTTGAAGATATTGTGTTATCTCTTCTATCTTATCTACATTCTCTTTCGTCTCCATGTTTTGGACTATGTAGTTGAATAGTTGTAGCTTGTTTAGCCCCTGTGTTTTCTTGATGATCCTCCCTGTCGGCAAGACTACTGCTCCAAATGTATTGTATTTTTTCCATTCGGACTCTATATAACTATTTAGTGTAGCAAAAAATGGAATATTTTTATATTGCTCTTCTATTCCTCCATATAACTGTTTAAATGTGATCTCTTTTGCTTTTTTATATTCGCCTTCTGATAAAAGTCCTGTGTTGAAATACTGTTTACCAAGAGTGACATGAGGAGCTTGATCATTCCAAGTATATCCAGTTAATTTAGCTATTAATCTCAAGTGATATGAATCGAAATCAAATTCAACTAACAGATCATTCGTGGGTAAAAAACATTCTCTAAAATTATTCTCTTTTGGAATTGCTAAAAAATTAACTCCATTAAAAGAATTTGTTGGTCGACCAGTAATATTATACAAATTATATACGCCATATATTAGATCGTCTTTAATAGAATACTTTTTGAATGGCAATTTATATTTAGTATCAAAAAGCTGAGTATTAATTGCTATGCCGTTGCACTCTACGCTTTTATATGCTGATATGATTCTGTCTTCCATTTCAATATCTGTCTCTAATTCCAGAAGATCATAGAGCTTATTCAGCAAGCATTCACACTTCTCATAATGTTTACTTATAGGAATAATCTTGTTTAAATTGGGATCATCTGGATACTTTTGGTAGAAATCTCTATGCAATATAGTATTGCAATCAAATTCTTCAAATTTACAAATCTATACAATTAGTAATTTCTAAGAAATAAGAATGAAACTTTTTATCGAGTACGTAAACTTTCTTGTGTTTATTGATAAAAGCTTCTATTTGTTTAATTTCTAAGTGGAAACCTTCTGAATGGTCGACTACGAAAATATAACCTTTATTGAAATCATTATAATATATAAGAGAAGGTTGAGTTAATTTTGGGTGACACTTATCATTTCCTGATATTACTTGAATAAAGCAGGAGTCGCTAGGCGACATATTACATAACTGATCGATGTGTTCAACAACAAAATACATATAACCTTAATTTAGATCTAAAATAAACAATAAAAACGAAAGATAATAATCTATTTATTCGGTAGGCTTTGCAAATTTATCGTATTTTCCACCAATAAAATCAACTATACCTAAAAATGTTTTTTCAGCAGTTTCAGTTAATCTTTTATTTGTGTCAATTATACCCGCTCTAATATCATATTGTGATATTCTTTTTTGGTGAAGTGGACCTGTTAATTTCCAAAATATACTTGTAGTTAAATAATTTGAAACATCATATGGAACTAAACCGCTTTGTATTGCAGAAAATTCATTTGGAGATATTTCTACTACATAACCTGAGCTATTAATTCTTTTTGTAAAATACCTTGTGAATGAGCCTTTATTATAATCATCAGGTGTAGGATACGGGAAATATGAGGTTGGTTCTCCTTTAAATGTTGGAGGAGGGATTTTGAATTCAATATTTTGTATATCTTCTTGAATATTTGTTGTATTGATTTCATTATTATTTTGTTGAGCAAATC